TCGTTTTTTATCTAAGTCAACATCAAGTTCATCAATGTAACGCTCAATCAAAGTCATGTTATCTTCTGCATTCTCAATGATTGCATCATCAACATTCTCTGCATCAAGTTCACTAAAGTCCTCTACAATCTTCACCTCGTGAGCTCCAGATTCTGAAAGAACTTTATCTACAAATCTATCAAACTGATAGAAGTCTTTTTTATTGACTACCACTATTTTAACAAACTTTTCCTTTAATGTCAAGACATCAAAATCAGAATAATTTGTTGTCGAATCATCATAATAAACCTTTTCAAAGATTGTGTATGGGTTGATAATTCTTTCTAGTTCTCTAGTCTCTGTGTCAAAGATATGGAAACCTTTTGGACAACCGTTATCAGACCAAGTCATCTGATATGTATTGCCTAGATAATAGATATGTCCATCATCTGATTTCTTATGAAAGTGTCCAGAAAATACAGTGTCAAACTTTCTTAGAAAATCTTTATCATATCCACTTTCTGAGAAATGTCCAGCGTGCATCTCAAAACCATTGATTTCAAAATGTCCCATACAAATCTGTGCAGAGGTCATTTCAATACTTCTCATAGATTTAGCATAGTTTTCTGCACAAATCCAAGGCATCAAATGAATACCAACACCATCGAATTCTTCTGTGCATGGTGAATCATAACACTTAATGTTTGGATATCTTTCTTCACCAGGCCCACCCAATAGTTCGTAGAGTGAGTTTACCTCATTGGTATTTTTGTAAAAGGTATCGTGATTACCCACAAGCATATGAAGATTAACATTCCTATGCACAAATGGCAGAACAAATCTTTCACGAAAATCTTTTGCAATTTTATAGGAAACAAACTTACGTCTGTCCATCACATCGCCCAGATGGATAACTGTTTTAATACCAGATTTATCAAGATAAGGAAAGAAGATGTCTTCCCAAAACTTGTAGAAGTATTCGTTAAATGCTAAGTTATCGTTTCTGGCGCCAAAGTGAGTATCAGTTATCAGCGCTATTTTCATTTACATCTTCACCTTCATCATCATAAAATTTTTCAAGTCCTTTTGGTTGAACCTTCTTCTTCTTAGGTTTATACACTGCTTCTTGAGGAAGAAAGTTCTTCTGTAAATAATCAACATATGCACTCTGAGCAGATGAATCATCCATACTATCTGTAAGAAATGCTTCTATGTTCATATTTTCAATAATCTTGTGTTTAACGTGTTGTTGTTTTTTCTCTTTTTGAATTCTACGAATAAATGCGTAGTAGATAATTTGTGTAAAATACGCAAAAGGATTCTTTGATTTTTCTGGATTGAAGTTGTGTGCATATTGCAGACAGTTCTCAATTCCATCAGAAATCATTTCATCCCTATAGGTGTAATTGATAAAATTAGGTCGGTAGGATAGATGATTTGCAATTTTAAGGAAGCACTCTCCGATGTAGTTGGATACTGGTGGTTGTGGTTCACCTAGTTCCTCGGCTTCTTTGCAAGAATCTTTCCACTCTTTCATTGCTTCTAGGAACTGTGCATTATTGACATAATGCGCTCCTTTTGTTTTTTTAGTCATAATAACTCCACATATGTTGTTGCGTCTATTTGCAACTTATTGATACATCATACTATATCTTGTTATATATGTCAAGAGAAAAATAATTATAAAAATCTATTGACTTTCTCTTGACAAGAGGGTATATTTACTATGCTGGGTTTGAGAATGAATAGATCTAATGATATGTCTTTGTTGGATGATCATAGTCATCAAAGTCAAATTCTTCTTCATCAATGTCTTCTTCCATGTCATCCATAAAGTTTTCCTCTGAGTAAGCACTACTAGCAAGATGATTGTATTCTTCATCTTGTTTATTCATTTTAAAAATACAATATTCATAAAATTTAGACAAACCATATGATGCTGGAGCTGAGGCCAGAATTTGATTCTCTTGGATTTCTAAGGAGTTTCCTTCTGCGAAGTGCATCCATCTAGATAAAGAAAGAGATTCTTCTATACCTTCAGAAGTTCTTCTAGGAATAGTCATAAGTTTCAGTGGAGTGGAAACACTTATACTTCTTTCATTCTTTTGAATTAGTCCACAAACCACTTCTTCACCACTAGAAAGTTTCAGTATTACAAATTTGTTATCTGAAGTCATTTCATTTTTATCCTTTTAATTTCATAATCAAACTGTTCCTCATTATAGATATTTATTCTTTCTAAAAAGTGATTAATAGTGAAATTGCGTTTTGATTTGTATGTGAGGTCGTCTGCAATGTCGAAGAGGGTAGCGGTATCTTTAGTTTCACTCCTACGCAGTCCACGACCAATACTTTGCAGCGTTCTAACTCTGGACTTATTTGGACTACTGAACACGATGTTATGAAGATTACGGATATTAATACCAGTAGAGAACGTGCCATATGATGCCACAATAATTGCATCTTTTTCTTTTTCTGTAATAGCACGAATGTCTTCTCTTGTTTGGGTGTCTGTTCCACCATATACATAAAATACTTTTCTATCAGTATTTGCTTTTATTAAATCGTAAAGAACACTTCCATGTTTTTCTACAAATTGAAAAAGAACTAAAGTATTGCCTTTTAAGGCTAAAGTCAAGTCTTTAATGAATTCGTTTCGTTTAGGGTGAGTTACAATAAAGTCAATTTCATCTTGATATTTCATATCCTTTACGAGTTTACACTCATGTTCTGGATATGTCAATACTAATGCTCTAATCTTAAAAGAAGCAAGTGTTTTCTCATCAATTAATTCTTTTGTTGAGATAACCTTATTTAGTGATCCAAAGAGACCTTCTAGAACTAATCTATGAGTTTGCATACCATCTAGTGTCCCTGTCAAACCAAAACGATACTTACATAGATGTAGTTTTGTTAGAATAGTTGTAAGAGATTTTGCCTTAAACAGATGAGCCTCATCCCCAACAATACACCCAAATTGTTCAAAGTAACTTTTTGGAAACTTGTAGATAGACTGCCAAGTAGAAATGACAACACGTTTGGTTACATTCTTATCATGTCCACTGTATATCTTCTGCATATATTCTTCTTGCCATCCATAGTCGATAAAGTCAGAATACATCTGTTCAACTAGAGATGTTGTAGGAACAAGAATAAGAATTTTATCTGTTGCTTCTTTTTCTAAAAGCAACATATAATATCTTACCAAAATATAGATTATAAGTGACTTACCAGAAGCGGTAGGACTAAGAAGAAGGGCCCTATGGTTTCTAATAGCATAATCCACGGCGTCAACTTGATAATCACGAGGTTTGATATTTCTTCCATTGGATCGAAGTCTAAGCTGTCTAATGAATCCATCAAGAGTTGCTCTGTCGATTGTTTTTTCATTTTTTAATTCCTCACTAATTTCATATTTGTCACCATAGTCATCTAAGTATTTTATTAGATAGGGTAACAGTCCAGCATATAGTTCTCCAGTTGCTGGAGAAAATAATCTAATTTTACCATCCCAAATTCGGTTACGATATGCGGGCATAAACTTTGCCCCCGGCACCTCAAATGTAAAGAAGTCGGCCAAAGCACGAGCAGTGCTTCGTTCTGTATCTACATAAAGATACACCTCATTCTTTTTTGAGATATTTGTCATTAAATAGCACCGTCAACAAACTTACGCCATTCAATTGCATTCTTAATATCCCATCCACGCTGTTGTATCTGTTTTAGAATTCGTTCACACGAATCTACGCACATAGAATAGTATTCCACCTTCTGTTTAAGTTTGATGAGTTCTTCATCAGACTCTAAGTAGATAGGTAAATCTTGTTTTAGAATTTTATGATCGAAAGGATTATCACGATATACTTCTGGTGATGATTTACCACCATAGTATTCCCATTTCTGTCTATACTTTACTTTATAATTACCTTCATTCATCAATTTCATTTGACGAAAATTATTATAGATAGTAAGGTATTTTTGATGGAGAGATGCAGAACGAAGAGATTCGTCTGCGAGTTCCAAATCATCTATTTTCAGGTCTTTTTCAGCCTGTGATTGTAATTCATCAAGTGTCATTATTTTTCACATCCTTAATAATAAAAGTGAGCAGTGATTGGTTAGAACTTGCTGTTCTATATTATCTCACTGAGGAGACTCAAAGTTGATTGTTCAAGTCAACCTTATCATCTGCTCATACTTATTTATAACCTACGAATTTCGAAGTCTGTAAACTTAAATGTTGCAGACGCAGTAAGACTTGCCACATCAGTGTCTTGAACAGTAAAATCGACTCCAGTAAGTTCTGTTGGGAACATTCCTTTGTATGTAATTTGCAATATAGGGTTATTTTTATTTGACAGAATAGTAAGTGTCCCATCACTAAACATAGAAGAGACACCACCACCAGGCTGTGTGTCTGTATTAGAATTTGTCATATCACTAAATTGCTCTCTACTATTAGGAAATCCTACTCCAATAATCCAATTATAAATTTCTTCCCAATTCTCATAAGTTTCATTTATCAGAAATTCTAAAGTTAAGTCACTATATTCAACACTATCGCCCGCTACAAAAATGTCCTTAAATGGTGTGCTAATTCTTGCATCACCACTTAAAGTAACTGTTGGAAGATTTGCCTTTGTGACAAAATACTCTACTTCTGGTAATCTATTAATAGAAAACCTAAACTGAGATGCTGAAGCATAATCTAAGTTTGTTGGTAATCTACTTAATGCTTTTAATTCTGCCATTTTAGTATTCCTTTTATAAGACTATTTATAATGCCACAAATAAAAAAAGGGAGAGCCCGAAGACTCTCCCCATCAAGATTGGTAAACCCAATTCTTATTTTTGTTACATGATGTTTGTAACTTGAACTCTTCTGTAGTAAGTGTTTGTGTTTGCAGTCAAAGCACCTAGTCCAGCAGTTGTTCCCTGTGCGAAAGGATTTGCAGTTAGACCATAACGTGTCTTAAATCCGATCTTAGGTTGGAAAGTGTTTTCACCAACCGCACGAACCATCTGTAGTGGAACGTATGGGCAGTAGAAAAGACCTGCATCATAAGGGGAAGATCCCTTATAACCAACAACATAATACTGTTTGTCAGCAGTGTTTGCAGAATACGGGTCGATATACACTTTGTAGCGTCCGTTAAGAACACCAGCAAATGTGTTACCAGCATCGTCAACACTTAGGTTGTTGTTAAGAGCAGGAGATGTATCAAGAACACCTGCCATCTGAAGTGCAGAAGCAACATCAGAAGAACAGATAATCATGTTACCCTTACCTCTACGAGTCTGTTGAGCGATTGCGTTAGCATCTCTTTCAACTTGGAACATAAGTCCTTTGAACTTCTCAACACTCCAACGTCCGTTTGAATCAACGTCCATGTCGAAGATACCAGCAGTTGCAGTATCGTTCTGAGCACCCTTAACAGCAGTTGTGTAGATAGTTCTAACAACTTCTCTGTTGATTTCTGCGAGAATTTCAGCAGAAAGGATGTTTGCAAGTTCTGTCTCAGCATCCAAACCGTGGATTGCCTTGAGGTCTTGTGCAAGTTCCATTGTGTATTCTGCCTTTAGGGCACGTGACTTTGCAGTAACGGTTTGTTTCTCGATTGAGAATGCCATTTCTGCGAAAGAGTTACCAGCAGAATCACCTTTTGCTTCAGCAGCAGCAGTGGTCATACCTGTTCCGTTGGTGTATGTGCCTGGAGCAGCATCATTCAACAGGGCAGGGTTAGTTCCTGCTTGTGTTCCAGCACCAGAGAAATCTGTGTCTGCTTCATTGAACATAGACTCAGTTCCAGCCTGTGATGTATAACGAGAACGCATTGCGAAAATCAAACCTGTTGGGCCTGTCATTGGTTGAACACCAGCGACATCATATGCGATTAGGTTTGGCATTGCACGGCGAACAAGTGAAATTAGGATCGGATCCCAATTATCAACATTACTACCTGTTGCGTTAGTTGGTGCAGCTTCTGAGAGGAATCTTCCATCCTCACGAAGTGCTTTTTCTTGGTTTTCTAGAATTACAGTTGTAACAGCTCTGCGATACGAATCCTTGATCTCTGGGAGGTCATTGTGTTCTAGCACTGGCTGCCATTTTTCCTGTAGATGCTCTGTATTGAACATGTTAGGTTCTCCTTATTGAGTTATTTTGTTTCAAATATTTATAATATTTCAGTTTTTTAGCTACGAGCACGTTTGACGTTCCGACTGATAGCATTCATGTATGCTGCCATAGCATCAGAAGTGTCAATCGTATCAGTGCCAGTCGTATCAGTATCAACTGATTCTGTTACAGTCGCAGCAGACTTAGGGAAATAACTTTCCTTTAGTGAGTTTAGTTTGTCTTTGAAGGTTTCTTCATTAACAAAATCAACTTCATCTGCAAGTGACTTAAACTTCTCGACTTCCGTATCTGTCAAGTCTTCAGAGACTTCAGCAAACACAGACTCCCGAACCAACTCCCCTACAGATTTATTCAATTCTGCATTTTTAGAAATTTGTTCGTTGAGTTTCTCTTCTAGTTGGTCAATCTTTTCAGATTGGGCTTCTAGAATATCATACTTTTCATCTGGAACATCAATATAATGTTCTTCAAATAGCGCCTTTAGACCAGAGATGAAATCTTCAGCAATCTCGCCTTTGAGACCTCTCTCAATTGCAATCTCGTTCTCTTTCATCCACTCTTCTACAACATAGTCCATGTATGCATCAACTTTTTCGGTCAATTCATCACGAATTCTATTGACTTCCTCGGCGATTTCTTGAGTTTTTGATTCCTCAATTCTTTCAACCTCAGAGCGAAGTTTAGATTTAACCGCAGCCTCGAAAATAGTTGCAGCCTTATCCTTAAATTCTTCAGATAGTTCTTCACCTTCAGTAAGTGCAGAAACATCTTCTGAAACATCTACTGATGCAAGACGTTCATCCAAAGTAGATTCGTCAACTTTCACTGACTCTTCTTCTTCTCTGTCTTTCATCATAGCACCGTATGCAGCAGTAAGTTCTTTAGCATTCATACCAGTCATTTTTTCAATCATGGCATCTTTCATTGCTTCTTTAGTCATACGAGCTTCGTCTAGTTCCTCACCATCGTGTTCAACTTCAACACTAGCGGCAAGAGGTTCTTTAATTTTGGTTGGTTCGTCATCACCACCGGCATCTTTTGCACCCTTATTCTGAGCATCTTTAACAGGTTTTGTTGCTTTTGCGGCATCAGCACCTTTCTTCTCATCTGGGGATACAACTGCTTTGCCAAGGTCTTGAACTTCACCATCCACCTTATCCATTGATTCACCTTTAGCGGCACCATCTGTTGGTTGCTTTGCTTCTTCAAGCTCTGCAGCAACTTCCGCTTCTAGTTCCTCAATTGTCTTGTCGAGTTCTGACATTGGGATTTCTCCTTAGTTTGGTTATATCATTTATTTATAATGATTAAAGTTTTGACAAAAACTTTGCAAAGGCAAGTGCGGAAACTTTACTGTCTCTTTGTCTTACCCCTTCATTGATTTCGTCTTTGATCTTTTGGATTTCTACTTCTTTAAGTAATCCATTATCCCAAACCCATTCTTTACCCTCCATAATACCTTCAACGAAGGCTTGTGGAGCAGAAGGGTCTGCAACAATATCTGCCGCAGTGGCAAGATAAAAATCATCTTTAACATAGTTTGCACCACCTCTAGATACTAGTGAACCCATGCCTCTAGAAGAGACACCAAGTTTACCACCATCTTTAATTAGTGCTTTCGCAATTTCCCCCATTGGAGTAGAGAGCAGTTTCGCCTCACCAACAAAGTTCTTTCCATCAGCTTCAAGTTTAGTAATCATATGCGATACTCTGTCAAGATTGACAGTTGGGCCTTCTGGATGACCCAGTTCCCCAAACGCACGACCTTCAGCAACAAATTCTTTATTATAACGAGCGACTTCTTTTTCAAGCACACTCATTGGATAGACACGACCATTTCTATTCTTCTGGTCGGCCTGCATGAAGATTCCACGAATCTTCATATCTTTTCCACCGTCTTTTTCTTCAACGATGTATTCTACTTCTTGTATTTGTTCTGCAATAAGTTTCATGGTTAATATCCCGAATTCGTAATTGCTGTTCCATAAAGTGTAGTTGCACCACGCAACCCTTCACCAGCGAGAGTATGAACAACAATGCCTGCTCCAGCACCAACGTAAATAGTTCCTACGTCAGCATCATCAGCAGAATTCCGAACAGTGATAGTTTGTGCAGAACCAGTATTAAAAACCCAAACAGCATTTTCATCTGTAAATTTAGTAGTTCCAGATGCTAATTGAGTTGCTGTTCCTTTTACTTGCATTGTCCTAATCCTTACATTACCGTTAATACTTCTTTTTCAAAATAGTCTAATATCTGTTTTTGCGGAACATTAAACTTTTTTGATACAGAAGTAATTGTTTTGTCAAAAGTATTTAGGAAATCTGAAGGTTTAGACTCCATTTCCTTAAAAATAGCGTCAACAGCCTTCTTCATCTTAGGAGATAACTTCTTATACTCCTTAGACATTTTATGCTCATCTTTTTCTGGTAAGTCCTGTTTGAACTCAGAAAGAGTTTTACTCACTATCTTCTTCTACCTTTGGTATATGATGTGTTACAAAACTATTTGCAACTTCTTGTCTTTTTGTCTCTAGTGCAGCCCCAACCTTTTGAGATAGAGCATTATTGAAATGAGATTCTGCATCCAGATTCTCTCCATTACCAATTGCGTCAACAAAGTCTCTAATACTATTACTCATATTTATTCTCCTTTAGTGGGGTCATTTTGAGCATAGAAGTCATCTCCGCCTGCAGCATCTTCACCACCACCTTCATTTTCAATTTGTCCATCAATCTCATCAATTTCTTCATCAGTGAGTCTGAGGATATTCTTTTTAACATATTCTTTAGAGAAGTATGTTCCAACATAAGATTCGATTTGTCCAAGCATATCCAATCTTTCTCTTAGAATTTCCGTATTCTTCAGTTCTGTAAAGTGACCATCTTGCAGATAATCAAACTGAATGTGTTCTTTAAGTGAATCCCACTCTTCAGTGGCAATAACACCCTTTAGGATAAGTTGTGTTCTAAGCATATCTGAGAACATAACTGCAAATCTTTTACGAAGTCTTTGAACAAACTTTGTAAATTTAAGTTCGTCACGAGTAATGTTATCAGAACGTCCAATAGAAAAGTTGTTTTCAGCTTCTAGTCTTGAAATAGGAACATTCAATGAACGATAGAGTTTCTTTTTAAAATATTCAATATCGTCAATCTCACCAAGGTTTGAACCGCCAGGCAAGGTTGTAATCTCTGTTCCTCTACCACCTTCTCTACGAGGCAACCAAAAGTCTTCTAACATTGACATATGGTTTCTATCATCTCTGATTTCACCAGTTCTTGCATCATATACCAACTTGTTACGATAACGATTCATAACATCTTTTAGGTATTGTTCTGCCTTTGCCTTTGGTAGATTACCAACGTCAATATAAAAGATACGTCTTTCAGGCGCACGAGAGATACGATAGATAACCAACGCATCTTCAATCATTCGCAACTGATTGACAGGTTTAATTGCTTTATGTAAATGTGAAAGGACTGTTCCTTTTTGTGCGTCTATTTGACCAGAAGGACAGTATGTAATTGAATCGGCAGTGATACGAATACCAGAAGTAGAACCACTGGTTTGATCAATACCCTTTTCATTATACAAATAAAATTCCTCGACACCTTTAATAATGTCAGTTCCCTTGTCACTCTTATCTTTACGAACTTCACGAACCTTTCGAATTTTACGAGGGTCAATGTAACGAAGTTCTTGAATACCAAGAGATGGATTTTTCTTATCAATCACTTTATGATAGTATAATCTACCATCAACATACCAACGCCTAAAAATGTCATGTCCTTTGGCATTAAAGTCCAAAAGAGATAACACGGTGTTGAATTCTTCTCTGATTTTTCTTTTAATTTTATCAGAATATTCTAGTCTATCTAAAGATATAGAAACCGATTGGTCTCTTTCGTCTGATACAACAGCCTCATTAACAATATCTTCAATTGCCATGTCACACTCTGGTTGCATAGCAATGTCACGATATCTACGAATTAAGTCAATTTCTGACCTATCTCTTCCGTCAATATCGAGTAGTTGAGTAAAAAACCCACCACCAGCAATATCAAATGCACCGTCATCAGAAGTGGGAAGAGTGAAACCATCACTCTTCCCCTCATCTTTTGCTCTAGTTATTCTAAATCCAAACAGTTCAGCCATAATATTTCTTTTCTCCTACTAGAGTTATTTTCTAACAGGATTATTTATAAGACTTTTTAAGTCTTATGCAGCACCACCACTAGAACCAGTTCCATCAAAATGAGTGTATCTCCAAGTGACAGTAAATGTTTCTACTTCACTTGCAGTATCCCAATTCAATTCGATTGCGTCCATAGCAGTTGGCCAGCAGTTTCTAATCACATGTGTTTTCAAAACATTGTCGTTTTGACGACCCAACTGTTGAACTGTCAAATCAGCAACATATTCGTTGAAATTTGCAGCAGCATTATTGGTGTTAATGTCTTGAATAACATTCATCCACTGTTCAATCATGTTACGAACTGCAAAGTCCGTATCATTGATAATTGTTGTTGTCCAAGGTTCGAACTCTCTGTCTCCATTAACATGTAGAATTCTTCCACGATAGTTAATAGGAACTTCTGTAATTGTCTGCCCAGGCAAAGATGCACCTTTCACAAAGAACTCTGCATTACTAACAGCAGTAACTCCGCCAGGAGCAGTCAGAAGAACTTTGAATTGGTTAGCACGAGCACCCCCACCAAGGAGGTTTGATTTAAATTGATCTAAAGTAGCCATTTTTAACCTCCTACCTCACTAAATGAAACACCAGTTCTCACAGCAATGAAGTTGAGAGTGATGAAGTTGATTGAACGAGCGGGTTTGATGAAAATGTTTGCAACAAACTCATTTCTGTCAATTACTTCTCCAGTGTTATTGGTTTCGTCTGCAACCACTGAGAAATCAGTGATACCTCTACGTCCTTGAACATCTCTGAGGAATGGTTCAACCATGTTTCTAAACTGAGCACGAGTGAACTCATCATTGAACTCAAAGAGTTGGAACTTAGCAGCAGTTGCAATTGCCTTTTCAAGAACCAAGAACAATCTACGAACATTGATTCTGTCAAATGCAGAAGGTCTTGCAAGTGCAGTCTTGTCACCGAAGAGAACTGTTCCTTGGCCTGGGAATGTAACAACAGGGTTAATTCTAGCAGGATATAGGATATCTCTTTGTGTTTTAGTTGGGTTAAATGCGAGTTTAACAGCACCACGAATCTGTCCACGATTGTAACCGCCAGGCGAGAACCAAGGGTCAGCAACTGTGTCAGTGTTAGCACACAAACCAGCAATGTCTCCGTTTAGAGGAACAAAACGATATACATCGTTATACTTGTCATACATGTATTTGTAACCACTGTCAAATACAGCATAAGAAGAAGAGTTCATCTGGTCGAAGAAGCCTTTTACGTTAGTGGTCTGAGTTGCACCAGATGTGATACCAACCACATCTTCTCTACGAGGAGAGATGAATACAACGCAATCTTTTCTGAAATCACCGAAATCAATCATGTTTTTCGCATGAGTAACACCGTCTGTTCCAGTTTGTCCACCACCGGCCAATACTAGATTTACGTCAACTGTTTCAACATCTTTTAGGTAGTCATATGCAAGTGATAGTTCACCAACTGTTGGTGCAAAATCATCAGAACCGATAGAAAGTGTATCAGTAATAGGAAGATGGTTTGCATCAAAGTTAGTTGTTGCACTTGCAGAACTAATTGCAACACCCCAATCTTCACCATCAGAATCGACACCATCTATTTCAGATGCCGGATGACTCATCCACCAAACATGCATTGAACCTCTGTTCACTATTGTTTTGTAGAAATTAGAACCACCCTGTGGAGTTTTAGCATTTGGATGTTTAGACAAGAATGAGAATGTTTCGATTACTGCAAGTGTTCTGTTTCCAGCAACATCTACATCGTAACCAGTGATTTCGCCTCTTGTGTCATAAACTACAACGTGCATTTCGTCTTCAGCAGAACCTAGTCCTTGTCCCTTTGCCCAATCAGATGTGCCTGGAGCAGCATCAAACAAGTCATAGAATCTCCAACGTCTGCGAATTGCAGTTCCGTCAGCGATGACAGATTGGATACCACCAGAATTTGTATCATCCAACAGACGAACAGTTAGATCGTTTGTTGCGATTGCAGTTACTTCATACTGATGTCCAGCAGTCTCTTGTAGATAGATAATATCACCAACTTGGAATTCTGTTCCATCATCAACGGTTACAGTTGTATCACCAACTGCAAGAGCTCCGTCTGTAAGTGAAGTTACTGTCTCTTCAAAAGCTTCAGCAGACGGACAAAGTGTAACCCCAACAGAGTTACCCCATGCGCCTGGATACTTTGAAACCCAGTTTCCTAGTGATGCAGAACCATCTGCATAATTGTTTTCGTAAAAATCATCGTTTGTAATTCTTGCACCAAGTTTTGCTGTAATAGTAGCAGCAGAAGCGGGTGCAGAACTGAATGAAAGTGTAGTTGATGTCACTGTAAAGGCAGTAGTTACAACACCATTAACTTCAACTGAAAGCAAGTCTGCATCAGATACAGCTTGTGATAGTGTGAAGTCAGTTGTTGAACCATCGCCAGTAGCAGAGAGTAGTGATGCACCGCCGCTTGCTACAGCGTTACGAGCACCAGTTTCGACACGAACAACTTTCAAGTTATTTGTATATTGCAAGAAGTTGGCGGCAGTAAACCAAGTTTCGAAATTCGTATTGTTTGGTTTACCAAAGGTATTGATCAACTCTTCTTCCGAACCTACTGTGATGACTTCATTCATCGGCCCCTTCTGAGTGGCAATTGCGATACCACCGATAGAAGTAGCAACAGCGGGAACGACATTAGTTAGATCAATTTCCTTGACTTGAACGCCAGGGGATACTTGAAATGCCATTTCTGTTTCTCCTTATTGGGTTTATTGTATAGAGTTTTTTTCAACTTTACACATTTATTTATAAAAAAGCAAGTTTCAAAAAACTTTTTTATATGCTGACATTTTATAAATAAATGTATGTCAGACTTCTATAACAAATATAAAAAGACAATCAAAGAATCAGCCAAGAGAAACTATCGGAAAAGAATCATTTGGATAAATGAATACCTTGCCAATAAACAATGTAACTACTGTGGTGAGCCTGAAACGGTTTGTCTCCAATTTTATCCCAACGACAAAGAAATTCGTAGGATGTCAACTAGGAAAGGTTTAGGTGAAGAAGATAGAAAAGAAATTCTAAATCAAATAAACCAATCTAAAATTGTATGTTCTAATTGTTTTTTAAAATTAGATAATGATATCACTCTTATTTAGAAAATTACCATTCTGTATCATGTGAACGAACCACTGGACTCCAACGAGTTCCATATTCATCAACAACAGTCTCTCCATATGGGGACTGTAATCCATCATCCATGAATCCGAATGGAGCCATATCCTGTTCTAGTTGATGTTGTTGTTCCATAAACATTCTAGCACGAATATCATCGTCAGTCAACTCTTTAAAGTATGTTTGTTGAATTAACCAAGAAAAGAGAACACAACACATTGCAAGGTCATCTGAGTGTCCATCTTCTGCTTCAAAGGTTTGTCCCTTGAGTATAAATGTAGAAAACTCATTGATTAGATCGTAATCTTGAATAATTAATTTATCTGTTTCAATAATTTGTTTAAGATTAGAGCAACCTAGTTTTTTAACCGCCTTTGTTGTTCTTACCCCAAGTTGTGCCTTTCCACCGCTAAACCCACCGCCAACGACTTGACCCGCACGACCACGCATGCTTGCCATTATAAGGTTCTCATACTCTAAGTCAAATTGTAGAGCAGTAGCAACCTGTTCACCGATATCATTTACCTCAACCATTACATAAGCTTGGTTATATGCATTTGCAACATCATGAATTATATTTGGATATAGAAGAGGTTTTATCTCATTGTTTCTATATTTTGCAGCAATAGTATAAGGAACGGTTGTCACATCAAACACAATAAATGCAGAATAGTCATTTCTTGTTCCTCTTGCAACGTCACAAATAATTGTGTATATGTGATCTGGTTGTGGTTTAACATATAAGTCTAATCCAGCATTTGACTTTATAGGATTCATATAAGCCATTGTTTTAATTTTTGCTGGATTGATTAGTGTATTTGCAGAACCTAAGAACTCACACTCAAACTCTCTTCTGAACTGTTCTTCAGAAGTGTTTGCAATTGTTTCTTCTCTCCATTTATCATCTCTGCCTGGAACTTGACTCCAATGAACATCTATGATATTATAAGAATTTCGTTTGTTCTCTGCATCAGTCCATAACTTGTAGAACATGTTCATACCATTAGGAGTTGATACGATAACAACTTTAGTAGATTTACCAGATGAGATTGTAGGATATACTGAACTAAAGAAGTCCTCTGCAACATTATGTGGAACGAATGCAAATTCGTCTAAGAACAACATATTGTAAGAACCACCACGAACAGCAGATGATGATGTAGAAGATGCAACGACACGAGAACCATTCTCTAAGTCCACAGAACCTTTGTTCCATGACACTACCCCTTGCTGTAACCACTTAGGTAGGTTTTCGTATGCAAGTTGAAGTCTTCCAAGAATATCTCTTGCAGTTGCAGCCTTGTTCGCAAGGATTGCCACGTTCATATTCGCATTGAACAGAACATAATGCAAAACATAAGATACCAGTGTTGTGGACTTACCAGACTGTCGAGGAAGTTTACAAATCGTAAAACGATTGTTGTGAATTGTTTCTACAATATCTTCTTGGAAATCATACATCTCAAAGGGAACTAATCCCTCATCCAAAGAAACAATACGAATATAGTTCTTAATGAAATATATGGGATCTTCCATACACTTCTGATATTCTACGATTTGTTCCTTAGTCCACTCTACAGGAACATTGGATTTTTTTAGTAGTGGATTTCCAAGATAGTGATCATAATTTGCCATAACATAGTTCTAATTTTTAAGTTGCAGTAAAGTATACAAAATTAAATTGTAAAGTAACATTTGTTCTATTATCTGCTTTTCTTAAAGAGTTGCCGGTTTTTGCAGCGTAGTATGATGACTCTTTATCACTATCTGTTAATACTGCAGCAGCGCTCCCGCCTGGCCAAGCAAGAACAGGCATCCATCCAGAGCCTGGATTAGAACCATCACTTTGCCGTTCTAGATTTCTCCAAGCATGTGATGTTGTTGCACCAGAATCAGTAGGAACAAAAGGTAGTGTGCAATTACAAGTAATATTAGAATCGACTTGGGACGAAAGTTGGAAATAGGCTTCGGATGTGTTGCCTTCCGACAACCTAAATGGGCCTTCAACTGCAACCAATCTTCCAATTTTTGCATACTTCATTTTGAGTGTTTCTGATCCACCACCAGCATCACTGAGTTGTATATTAAATGTGCCTTCTTCATAATCGTCAAGGGCGTTGTTGCCAGAGGTGTCTCCGTTGAAGGTAAGGCCACCACCGGCCAAAAGCCGCATACGTTCTGTTGGACTTGTTTCACCAACATTACACGTTAGAAAACTAATATACCCGCCGTCAGAACCATTTATTGCTTGTGCAAGATCAATCTGACTAACAATACCACGATTAGATTTGCCTATAATCCGACCACCAGCAGTTATTGCGTCTAGGGATTGTTTGCTTGTGATATGACCATTGGAGTCAACAGTTACTTGACCGCCACTGGTTGTGATATCCAGATCGGTTGAAGGGCTACTAGTGCCAATGCCTACTCTGTTATTTACAGAGTCAACTACAAGAGTGTCTGTATCCAGTGTGGTTGCACCAGTAACATCTAGTGTTCCAGCAATCGCAATATTAGTGTCTAACTTTGCAGAGGTAATCTGCCCGTCAGCAATATCTGCTGTAGCAACTGTGGTATCTCCTAATGAACGAGAACTGATTTTTCTAATTGCCATTATTCTTTCCCTTTAAGCATTTTTTGTAATTCAGCAGTAGAACCGACAAACAATGCGTTTGTAACATTCTTTGGTGCAGAGTTAGGAACTTCTTTAAGTTTCTTCATCTTTGTCTGCAAGTCACCTAGTTTTTCAGTAACCTCTGCTACTTGTTTAA